CATCATCGGGATGGGTGTTGGCGGTAGCCGACCCACATTCACTTTGGACACTGCGGCTTCGGTAGACATCGACGTTACGGCTGCGGATGTACAAATCCATAACTGCATTTTCTCGATGAACTACGCGGACATCGCCGGGGTATTCGACCTCAGCGCCGCCGGGTTTGTTTTGAATAAGTGCCGTTTCGTGGACACTGCACCAAACATGAACTTTGTGGAACTGATCGTTTGCAGCGCCTCAGCTAACGAATGCGACCGGCTAGAGTTCACCAACAATTACGTCTCCTCACCCGACACCGGCAACGATTGCATCGTGCAGACAGCGGAAGACTTGGACGGGCTAGTATTCTCCGGCAACTATATTCAGCTTGGCGTAGCCGACGGGGAGTCGATCATCCAGGTGGCCACCGGCAAGGACGTTACAGCCTGCGAGATTACCTACAACCACATCTATAGACTCAATACAACGGGCGACCTCCTGATTGATGGGGACACTACGGCAAACACCGGCATCATCGCCCACAACCGCATCGGCCATGCCGACACTTCCGGGGAAGTCCTGATTGATGCGGACGGGGTTCGACAATTTGACAATCTCGGCACGGCCACGAATACGGCCTCTGGCTATGTCCTGCCAGCCATTGACAGTTAGGAGGGCTGAGAATGTCCTATGAATCGGTTACAATTAACAGCGGGGCCGCCGTCGGTGGCGACGGCTCCGCTACTGCAAACGCAACGAGTTCGCACGTTATTACGGGCGAGATATGCTCCATCGGCGTCACCTATGGAAACTCGCCGCCAGGCACAACAGATGTGACGATAGCGACCGCCGGGAATAATGGCCCGGCCCTTACTATCCTCACGCTGACCAACGCCAACAGCGATGGGTGGTTCCATCCGCGCCATAAGGCCGACGGCCCAGATGCGGCGGACATTACCTACGACGGCACCCGCTTAATCTATGACCGGGTTTGCGTTGCAGACAATATCACGGTAACGATCGCTCAGGCTAATTCACCGGATACCGCCGAGGTGCTGATCGTCTACTATGCGGGCCGCTAATGGCTATCGAAAAACATGAGTTGAGAGTCTCCACCACCGGCAGTTCTGGCTCTGCCACCGGGTTCAGCGCGTTAGCTGTGCCGCTATCCGAGTTGCTGGCGGTGCATGTCGATTACCACGCGAGCGCACCAGGCACCACCGACCTTACTATTAAGTCCCCGAGCGGGCCGGTATCGGTGACGATTCTGACGGTGAGTAACAATAACTCTGACGGCTGGTATTACCCAAAAATCCAGGATCACGACAACGCCGGGGCTGCTATTACTGGCAGCTATTCCGACCCGCCGCTGGATCATGTGACGGCAGACCTGGCCCAGTGCGACGCCCTTACCGACGCGGTAATTCTGACTTTCTACATTCGGCGGTAATTATGGCATTTACATACACCGAGGGGAGCATCGCAGACCGAGACCGTCTGCGCCTACTGATCCAGGATACAAGGTTAGGCGAGGCACAGTTTCAGGACGCCGAGCTTGACGATCTCTTATCCCAGGAAAGCGACAATGTGACGGGCGCGGGCGCACTGGCCCTGGAGACCCTGGCTAACCGCTACGCCCGCCAGTTCAGTTTCACCGCCGATGGCCACAGCTTTTCGAAAATAGAAGTTGTCCGTGAACTACGGACGCAAGCACGGGCGCTTCGCGCTCGGGCCAGAGGAACCACGGTAGTGATGCCCCAGCGGGTGGACGGATATTCCTCCACGGTGGCCAGTGATGAGGTGGTTAGCTGGCCCGCCGGGGTCGAGTAGGAGGGTCGTGATGGACTTGGCAGACTGGGCTTACATTCAGCTGGAGGTCGAGGCGGCGATGCCCGACACGATCACCATTCAGACCCGCACCCGCTATCAGGATGGGCAGGGCGGCCTAATCGACAGCTACATTGATTCCTATCAGGATGTTAAGGCTCGGCTGGCGCAGAATTCTGGCCGGGAAACCAGCGCCGCTGGCCGGGAATACGAGGATGCGGCGTACACCCTGACGGTGCCGTATGACCAAAACATTACCGAGCAGATGCGTGTGGTGCATGAAGGTCAATCCTACGAGGTCATAGGGGTCAACACCGGGGCCAGTTATGCCACGGCCCGGCGGTGCCAACTCAAGCGGCTATGATATGGCTGGCCCGATCGTTAACCTCAAATGCCGCAACGGTTGCAGTGGCATCCTGGGACGGGCGCACCTGGAGGGCGGGAGTGTTTACGAGGGTAAATGCCGGTCGTGCAAGGAATGGACGACATTCCATGCAGTACCAAAGATCAGCCGTCTCATACCCGACGGGCAGGGTGGTTTCTTGACCCTCCCGGTAAATGACTGATAAGATACCCACAATTAACAATTTGATGGCGCTCTGTGGCCCTGGTGGCCCGCGCTGGTAGCTATGTGGCCTCAATGGCCCTGATTAGAGGATGGCGCTCTGGTCAGGGCCATTTTTATTTGATTTGAGGGTGAAATAAAACCCCGGAAACCCCGGAAACCCCGGAGGGGAATGTATTGAATATGAATATGACCATAACCGCGGACACGACCGGGCTGGAGAATCTGGCGACACAGACAGCCGACCGGCTCAAAGATGTTCTACGGATTGCTGCGTTCCAGGTGGAGAAAACCGGGAAACAGTTAGTCCCGGTTGATACTGGAGCAACAAAGAACTCTATCAGGCCCGACTTCGATGATCTCAATAAGTTGGAGGTCAGGGTCGGGCCGAGCACCGAGTATGCACCATTCCTCGAATTCGGTTCACATGCCGGGCGCAGAAAGGCGCGGCCCTTTATGACTCCGGCACTGGAAAAGCAGCGCAAGTCATTTCTTGCAGCCGTGGCTCAGGTCATTGAGGATGGCAGCCGTGGCTAATTTAAGACCGAACCTGGACGCAGCTATTATGGACACGCTCAACGTGGCGTCACTCCTCACCCTGGCAACGGGCGGAGTGTATAACTCGGTGGCTCCCCAGGAGACCGAACCTCCGTATGTGGTGTTCCAGGCCATGAGTGAGGTTGACGACGACTATAGTTTCAGCGGGCGCGGCGAGGATGCCATCTATATGGCCAAGGCCATTTCCCGGTCACCCTGGCCCAAAGAGGCAAACACAATCAACACCCAGATCAATGCCCTGCTACAAGACGCGACCCTGAGCATCACCGGCTATGCCCAGCTTCTATGCCGTCGTACCGAGGCGGTGTTCCTGGATGAGAACTTAGGCGGTGATACTTACACCCACATCGGCGGTATGTATCGCATTACGGCGGACGAGAGTTAGATGGCAGACGAGGTATGGTATCTGGCCCTGCGGAAGCTCAAAATCCCCAACGGCCCTGGGCGGATACCGAGTTCGGCCAGGATTGAAAGGGGCGAGCCATTTGTGTTCGATGGCGATGAGCCGGTGGATGTCTCGGCGATGATACGCCAGGGAGCCATCCGGCTGTATGTGGGCGATGAGGCTGACAAGGCTTTTATCGAGACCCAAACTAATGAACGGATAGCCGAGGCCAAACGTCCCCGGCTGCGGAGGAGATAGACATGGCGCGTATCCATGCAAAAAGTGTCCTGCATCTGGTGGACGAATTTGATTTTAGCGGAGTATCCAACCAAGCAACATTGGACTTCCCGAACAGCCTCTCCGACGTGACTTCCTTCGCCGACACCGATCATACGTTTGTTGAGGGGAAAGGTAGCTTTTCATTTAATATCCAGGGACTGCTGGACGCGGCGGGAGGCTACGATGCGGAGATGTTTACCGACCTGACGGCCACCGCCAGGCAGGTCGGCGTCTATCCCGGCGGTGGGACGGCGGGCAACTATGGGTATGAAGGGGAGACAATTATTGGTGAGCAGGCCCGCGTTACCGAGATCAGCGCAGCCTTGGCCCTGAACGTTACCTGGAAGGGAGTTTCTCCGGCGGTGCGGGCGGTGTTGCTGGGAGTGAATACGGCAGTTGGGGCGACCGCCGCGGGTACTAAATACCAGCGCGGCGCAGCAGCGGCTGGAGATACCATCGTGGGGGTATTGAGGCTTTTAGCAGCCCCTGGCGGCAGCGGCAATAATACCATGACGGTAACTATTGAGAGCGATGCTAACGCCAGCGCCGGGAGTGAGACAACCCGACTGACGTTCACACAACTAACCCAGGCGAGCAGCGCTCTGAGCGAGGTCAAAACTGCCGCCGGTGCGGTCACCGATACATACTGGCGCGTCGTATTCACCTACGCCGGGGCCGGGTCGCGGACGTTTAATCTGCTGGTTGGATTTGGAATCCGACCTACATAGGAGGGGAAATGGCACGAACACACGGGAAGGACGCAAACTTCTCATATAACGGCGTGGCTCTGGAAAGTTTTATAGACAGCATCACGCAAACA